GATAAACCGATCCCCCTGATGTAATACCTGTGAACCACAGAGGCCAGAATTTCTCGTTGGCTGACATCTTACATAAAGCGTCGGCACAATCACCTCTACTGCTCTGGGGTATTTTGCCGTCTCTGTATAAGGAGCAATCACTTTTGGTCGGATGTTTATGTAAGAGACAATCGGGTAAGGATTGTTTTTTCGTGTGCCATCCCAGGGGTCAATGATTGTTTTCTCATCCAGCATCACTACAAAGTGCATATCATTACCAAATCTTACATCAGCAATACAAGGAAAGAACTGCCTGGTTTTGCCACTGCCTGCCCACTCCAGTCCCAGCAGAGAAGCCGCCCTATCCCAGATAACCAGACAACCAGCAAGAAAGCCACCACCATTTTTTAAGATGTCGTTGACTTCATCGGGTCTTCTATCCGCCATAATACCCAAGCTGGTAACAGCACAACCATCTTTACCGATGCTGGTTCTACAAAAGCCAAGTTGTTTCCAAGACCAGCGCCAATCTCTTTGTGAATAGTTTGTCATTTCGTCTCCTTTCTCTTATATTTTATCATATTGATATTCATTACTCTGCTTCGTAAGTGAAGAAAGCATCTATTGAATTGCTTGAAGTTCCCCAGTTTCCTACCGCACCGTTCGTTCCATTATGTATTTCAATAAACATTTCAGTTAAATCACTTGATGATATGCCAAGATATGAAGGATAATAATTGCTTCCATTATAACCAACTCCAGTGCCAATCATCATTGCCCTCTTGGCGGTTACTGGTAGAGTTACCCAGAAATATGCATTCGCAGTATTAGCCAGACCATTCGCATAAAATTTACCAATTACCAATTTCCCTATCTTTACATAATAGGCTGATAGATTTGTAGGAGTGACAGTAGTTGTTTTGTCGTGTTTATAAATCGTCGGTGTCCAAGAAGACCAACCTGTTGTCACGGTGGGATAACTATCCGGGATATCGGAAAGTTCCTGTTGCTGCAATCTTCTCCTGTTCTTCTCTGATTCCCTTGCCAGGCTCTCATACAGAGATTCCACCTCAATCACCGCCTTGTCCAAAGAGTAGTCCACGGCCTTGATGAGCATAACATCCTCAAATGTCCTAGAGGTGATATCCGAGAACCCCAAGAAAGAGCAGGTATCTCCCGGCTTAATTGATTCAATGTCATAGCCAAACTCTGACCCATTATTGTCTATAATTTCCACCTTCGTAGTAATATCGGCATCCTTCCTTTCATTCAGCACCGAGTTGGCCATACTATTTGCAGTCTCCTCAAGTTCAACCCGAGAATCCGAAACGATTTCCCACCTGTCGTCATATTTATCCGAAGAATCGGTATCGGAATAGAGCTTCAGGATATGACCACCACCAACAGGAGAGCTACTGAAAAGTACCCTATTGACCACCTTCTCCATATTCTTAAAAACCTCCACCTTCTTAAAGTGTCTGCCAAAGATGAATCTGTGCTTCGGCTTGATGTCCTTTGGATGAAACCAAAGGATATTGTCCGCCCCAATGAACCACCAGTAATCGGCTGGTGCCATCTCAAGGCATTTATCCAATGCCTCCGCATAAGTTAGTGCCTGGAACTCATAGGTGTTGGTTTGTCCAGTATTGTAGATTGAAGTTGAAGAGTAGTTTATCTGCGGATTGAGGCATTCCGCCCTATACCTGTCAATTATGTTCCTGACCATCTGGCTTGGGTCGGTTGAGGAGTAGGTGATAGCAATTGTTGAGCCATTCTTCAAAATAGCGGTTGCCAATTTAGAGACATAACCCATCAAAGTAACCTCTACTCCTTCGTTGTGTCCGTCAATGGAAGGGGCATAGGCGGAGATGTAGCCGGAGTAGATTTTGAGACCCTCTGGCGGTGTATCTTTGTCGTGAAGCCAAATTTCTACCCTGTTGTTCAGCTTGACATCAACACCCTCTCCGAAGTCATCAAACTTCCTCGCCAACTTCACATTGCATTCGCCCAATCCCCCGTTTATCTGCATCCTAAAGCCGTCAAAGGTGGCATCATTCCAGGTAGTGATGTAGTTTCCGTTGGGTTTGTAGACTTTGAAGAAGTATCTTTTCATCTTACAGGTATCGCTTCGTATATCTAATTATGGTTTTATATTTCCAGTTAACAGAAAAGGTGTTGTCTATTTTGAAACAAAAATCTACGATTCCAGAAGACTGACCCCAAGGCCCGCCCGTCCAAGTTTTTGCTAGACCGTTCGCATAAAGATTGGATGATGACGCCTTCCAGCAGATGTTCTCTTCTGGATAAGGATAAAGACCAAATTCACCCTGTAGCACAATCCAATATGTCACCCCTGTGGTTAAAGTAAAGCTACCTGGAAAATTAACCACAATCCAGTTCGGTGATGTCCCGATGTCGGAGTCGTACAATGTCTTCGTCGCATTTGCATCAACCAGAGTGCCAGATGGAGAACCACTTGAGTCGGTTTCAATTCTAACATATAACCAGTGCCTGGTAGGGTCTGGATCGCCAGTGCGGTAAATCAAAACCTGCAAGCTATCAACCGGTCCCGTCACACCTTTTTGAAAAGATTGTGCGGCCTTAACAGAATAACTAGGAGTATCATACAATGCCCACTCTGTATCATAACTTGTTTGCTGTTGTAGGTCTGAAGGAGGAGGAGAGGTATACACTTCCATCTGATTCAATCCCAAATCAAACTCCGGAAATACCCCTTCAAACCCTATATCTAACATTCCCTTTTTAACAGTCCTATTCTCCGTATCAATCTCAACCATATCTCCGCTTACCCAGGCAGTGCTTATACTCATCTGCGAAACCTCGCCTCCAGTCGTTGTGTTCTTAATCCTAATCTCATCTAGGTTTCCAGCCGTATCCAAGATAAATCGTATCTTCGGTTTTGGCTTCGCTGTCCCATCAAGATAACAGGATAAGGTTTCTGTGGCTAAGGTCAAGTTATCAACCGAAAGTGCCTCTGTTATCCCGGTGTCCAGTCCGAATGGTGGGTCAAGAACCTCACAGGTAATAGAAAAAGGAGCAAAAGTAAGATGGTAAAAATCCCTCGTGATGACAACATTGGTTGCAACCTTGTATCTCCTCGTTGAACCGGCATAAGAGATGTCTAGGTCTAGGTTGGTTCCAATCACATTCTTTTTAAAAGCGTCAATGTTTGCTTCTAGGTCGGATTGCGAAGTTCCTTTGATAATCCCTTCAATCTCTATCTTCTTAACCCCGTAAGATGAGGAAATAAGCTTTGCTCCGTCTTCCCTTGCTACCTCCAAGGTGTTCAACTCTAAAGGTGGTCCATCGTCGTGGGCAATGGTTTTTGTCTTGACTGTGCTGGATTGCAGGTTGTATCCATTAAGCGTAATTGAAGTAGCCATTTCTTACTCCTAAAAAACTCCTTGGCGGACCAAGACCAATTGCCGACCCAGCTTTCTTGCCACTTCCTCAATATTCTGGTCAGAGGCAAGGGATACTGGTCCATAGAAGTTGACGGTGACACCCCCTCCACCACCTGCCACCATTGATGCTGGGGTTACTCTCTCGCCCTTGTGAAGGTAAGCGAGACCTTCATAAGGCATAACTCCACCTTTTTGAAAATAAGGTATTGTCGGAAGGTTCGGGGTAAAAGGAAGCCTGTTGTATCCCTGTATTACCCTGTTTATTGCCTCAATTACTCTATTTAGGGGAGCCTTAATTCCTGAAGCAATCCTTTCAAACCAGAAGCTCACACCACTATAAATGCCAGCAGCAAAACTAACAATCGAGTTATATGCTCTTTGAAAAGGAGAAACGATGATATCGTAAAGGCTAACAAGAGCATTCCAGATTTGTCCCGGCAGGTTTTTAAAGAAGTAAAAAATCCTCACAACGATACTTCCAATTGACCATTCTCCCCTCATTGCCTGTTCTATCCAAGAATTCCAAAGGGCAGCCCACCAGTAAACCAATGATGTCCACAGTCCAGTAAGAAAACTGCTAATTGCATTGAACCATCCAGTAATTGTATTCCAAATGGATACTACCGCCGCCGTCACCTCATCACCAATCATCGACCAAATCCATTTGAAGAAGACATAAAGTCCATAGAATATGCCATAAACAATGGCATAAGCCAACCTGAAAGGAAGAGTTATTGCCACAAATATCGCCTCTACTGTTCCTTTGACACTGTTCCAAAGATTGACAAAGGAATTTACTATACTGTTCCACCAGGCCACGGCTTCTATCTCAATCAAGTTAAATGTCGAAACAAACAAAGCACCAAGCTCTTTAATGAAATTCCAAATCTTTATTCCTGCCTCAATCACAAGGCCAATAACCACAATTATCAAGGTAAGAGCAGCCATCGGGGCATTTAAAGCTGCTGCTAAGGTCAAGAATGCTAATCCAAGTGCTATTGCTACCTCTTTGTGTTGCATCAACCATTTTCCAACCTCAAACACCTTCTGTCCAAACTCAATTATCTTATTAACCAAGTTAGATAACACGGCTTTAATCCTTTCTGAATTGGCATCTAGCCAAGTCAGTGCATCCATGGCGGCTTCTTTAATTCTCCAGAACAGGCCGCCTTTTTTGACCTCCCCAGACTCGCTTATGTCCATAAAAGCCAAAGCGAACCTCGTTAGGTTGTCCTTCAAGTTTGACCAGATACCCGCCAATGAGTCTGATTGTGCTTGCATCAAGCCAGCAAACCTTCCTCCCGAACTGGTCATCAATTCAAATGCCTTCTGAACTTCTGGAAAGCCAACCTTTCCTTCTTGCACCAAGTCTGCTACTGCGTTTTGGGATACGTGCATCACCTGGGCCAAAGCCTCAATCATCGGGATGCCACGCATCGTGAATTGGCGGATGTCTTGGGTATATGCCCTTCCTTGTGCCCTAAGCGTCCCATAAACATAAACCAAATCTCCTAAAGGAATTGATAATCCGGCAGCCACATCCCCTAACATTCTCATCTGTTTCAATACCTCATCAGCAGAAAACCCGTAGGCAAGCAACTGCTTTGAACCCTCCACCACCTGGGGCAACTCAAATGGGGTCTTACGTGCAAACTCAGAAATGTCCTTCAGTAGATTTCCTGCCTTCTCGGCACTCCCTAGCATTGTCTCAAAGGCAATCCTGCTCTGTTCATACTGTGCCGCTGCTTTTATAGAAAAAGCCCCTATCCCGGCCAACGCACCACCAGCGGTCGCAGAAGCAATGACCAAATCCTTCTTCAACCTGTTCCCCAATTCCGAAATAGCCCCACTCAGTCCTGCAATTACTTTTGAGGCCTCGTCTCTTGCTGTTATTCTTGCTTCTAGGTCAATGCGTGCCATATCCCCTCGTCTTTGCCTTTTGCTCTGCTTTTCTCATTTCCTTTTTTTCATATTCGCTGTCTAAATTCATTTTTAAAATCAGTAAGTCCAAGAACCAGTCTGGTTGTCTAAGATACTCCTCATAAGTCCAATTCATTTCCTTACACAAAATAACCATCTGCATATCTGGGTGCAATCTTCCCTTTCCGTAATTCAATAAATCCCAGTATTGTTCCTCAATCATCTTTTTTTTTCGGCAAACTCCCTCTGTCCGGAAACCCGATTGCACTTGTCCAAAACAAAATCGTAGTCCCTTGCATCCATCTCCAAAATCCTCTTGAGGATGTCCTCGGGACTACCATCAACCTCAACGACCACCTTCTCAATCGTTAGGTCGTTTAATTGAATAAGTTTTTCGCCAGGGATTTGCTGTTCTCCTATCCCTGCCGCTTCTGGGTTGGCGGGATTCAAGGTCAGATTGACATCTTTGAACAGAAAGAGATTCAAGTCTCTCCTATCCCCGCCTGTTAACCATTTCTTAATTTTTACCTTGTGCTTTCCGATGGGTGTTTCGAATTCTTCAAATTCCATTTTAACTCCAATCTTAATAACTTATTTTTAGTATTGTCCACTTGCTTGCTGGTTCACCAAAACCACCGTATGGATTACCCTCTGGGCATTGGCCGCATCATAGTGTGCTTTAAAGTCAATGTCTTGTGTAATGATGTCGTCCAAATTAGAGGCGGGTTTCCAAGAGTTAAAGGATACTCTCGGCAGTTGGATGGTCAAGGAAGAGTTGGCATCCTTGTAGAACTTAATCTCCATTGCCTTATATGTTCCGTCAAGCATATAGTTCCTCCAGACCCTATCTTCATAGTTCAAGGTCAGGCTGCCTTCTACCGAAATCTGTGCGTTAAGGATATCTTCCGGCTGTAAGGTTCCCATTACATTATCTCTGACGGAATTCTTATTGACTTTGAAGGTCAAGGCTTTTAGAGAAAGCACTGAAGCAGCGGTTAATCCAGAAATGGTATCTGCCACCTTGAATTGAAGGTGTTGGTGAAGGAATTTCTCCCCTAAAGAAGTAAAGCTGGGTGTCTGGGAAGTCCAATCCTGGCTGCCTTTTGAGGTGAACCCAACTTTATAGGTAACAATCCCCAAAGGCTCAACTGATATCTCAAACGAGTCAACCATCGCCAAGGCAAACATAGAGGCACCGTTTGGGTCTTGCTTTAGTATTGACAATGACTGATGTTGGTTGGAAGCATCCGCCAGGGTATAGGTATGCATGTAAGGACTTGCACCAGTAGTTGTTGGCGATGCCCCCATCACTCCTGTTAGAATCAATCCCAATGCCTTGTCCCTAATTTCCCCTTCAATCTCTCCTTCTGCATATTTGCCAGTCACTACCGAAGAGTCGGTGTCGGCAATCTGACCCATCGCTGATTTCTCGTCCACCTTCTCAACCTTGTCATCAAGAGAGATTGAAGTTTGCGGAATCCAGAAGGCGGGGTTTGCTGGCGTTCCCCTTGTTGCCTCTTTTGCGATTCCTACGTTGATTCTACGACCAATGAATTTTGCCATCCTATCCTCCTACTCTTAGTGTTAAACAAACTTAATTTCTTTATGTTAAAACATCAAAACTTTTTCTTACCTCTATTCTTATCTCAGCTGTCCGACACCAACCTTCGGGTAGTTCGGCATATCCCCACCTTGAAGGCGTTGCTAGGGTGTAGTCCGCTTCTCCTCCGAACCCATAGAACTTGTCAAAGGTATCAATAATCTCCGAAACCACATTGCCAAGAATCCTCTCTGCCCTTTCCTTGGCATTGTCTGAGATAGTGTCAAGGCGGGGAACATTACCCAACTGCTCATAAATCCTGACAATGAAGGTAAAGGTTCTCATATTCTCGGAAGTGCTTTCATAATCATTTTCATTGCCGGAACAGATAACAGTTACGGCAGGAAATCCCCTAAATCCCGTCTTCTCATAATCGGCAACATCCTGGACTGTCGTCACGGTTGACGAAATCCGGTCCATTATCACACTTTTTAAATGGTTTATATCCGTCATTTTGCTCTCCTTGCTACTTCATCTAAGGTTTCCCCTACAGCGGTCTCAAAATACCTTTCTATCTGACCATATGCCTTATCTATACCCCATCTTAAGAATGGTCTGGCGAGCATCCGCCTTGTTCCTTCGTGGACATAGATGGCATAATCAACGGTCGGATACAAAGAACCCCACAAAAGACCAAACCGTGTCTCAAAGGATGCCCTCAGCCTTCCTGTCCTTACTGGCGTCACCGGGATGGTTGACTCGTGAATTGAGGCGATTGACCTGACTATTGCTTCCTGAACCCTCTTTGCGGCAATCTCCGGATAACTGTTCAAGGCACTCCTGACTTTATCCAGGTTTGGTATTTCTGCCCCAATCTCTATCATCCTGATGTCCTTTCTCCACTTTCGTGTTTCCCGACTATTAGCCTTTTAAAGTGCTGGGTGCCAAAATCAACCACCTTCACTTCGGCAACGGAATAGACAGAACTGCCTTTGACCACCTGCCAACCGACCTCCACTGGACAATCCTCTTCAACAAAGACCTCGTAAGGCTGCCCAATTATCCCTTCTATGTACTGCCTTCTCTCTATGCTTGGCTCTTGCCAACTGGCAACATAGGCAGTCCCCGTAGCAGAATATACCGACCTGTCGCCGCTCTTAATTCTTAATCTACGAAGCGTGATGTTTTTATCTAAGAAATAGCGTATTTTGTCCTCCTCATTTGTGTCAAGAACTTATATGTTAATCACCCTGTACTTATCCAGAATTTCTTTATATTCAGGGATGGCATACTTCTCAATGTCCTCAAATGTCACGCTGTATTCTCCCAAGTTCTCCGACTTCACTATCTTTGCCTCTCCGGCCATTTGCCTTATCATATCCCCCACCATCCTTGTCGCCACCCACTCTATCGCTGGGGGAACGGTCGCAGAATAGCCAAAACTACCGGTCACCTTAACCCTTCTTTTTCCTGTCGGGAAAACAGGATTGCTGCCTTGTGGATTGAGAATTATTGTGTGTTTCACCGTTGTGTTCAACGGATAGAGCCAGTAATCTTCTGTGTTGTCCAAAATCTCGTCAACTGTAATCCCATCCTCTTCTAAAAATGCAACTTCACTAACGGAGACAACATTGTCAATGACAAGTGTGTCGCCGCCGTTGGCATCATAATATCTTGTCTCTGTTGCCGCCTCAAAAGTAGTTCCTGTGTATTGGTCGATGTAATCCTTAACCCAGCTTATCCAAGTGGAAACCGAAGATGATATTGAGTCGTCAATGTTTATTTGTAGGTAGTTTTCTATTTTTTCTTCAGTTGTATACATTTATCTCTCCCGGATACATTTCATTCTTGTAAAGTTGTTTTTTCTCGTAGCTTGAAAATGCCTCATCCTTGTAAAGTTGCTCTTTCTACTGAAATGGTCTTCTGCCCTCGAAAAAGGATACTCAATTACAATCACTGGGGATATAGTATAACTACTCTCCATATTATCCGTCACCGCCGTAGAGTCTGTCAAGGTTCTATAAAATCAACCTTTGAAGAACGGGATTCACTTACTGCCACTGAATCTGTTGTAGTCCTGGAAAATCCGGCTATTCGTGAAAATTCTTCATTTATAATAGCATTATCGGTGATATTTCTTGAATAGCCAACCAATCTTGAAAGACTATCGGCCAAAGCAACAAGCTCAGAACGGGATAAAGTGGAAAGCTTTGATATTGCTTCAGAAATAGTCACCAAATCAGACTCTGAAAGGGTGGGTTTCTTGCTTATCGTCTCTGATAAAGCAACTGAATCCTGTTTTGAAAGAGCAGGCTTCTTTGATGTCTGGTCTGTAAGACCAACAGAGTCGCTTTTTACTAAACCAGGCTTATTCGAGATTTGGTCTACAAGGCTAACAGAATCGCTTTTTGCTAAAGTTGGTGCCCTGATAGAGCTATCGGATAACGTTGTGCTATCACTTGGGCTTCTTGAAAAAGATACAGTTCTTGAAAAAGTGTCCGTAGGGGTAGTGGTATCGCTTTTAGAAAGCGTATCTTTCTTGGTAGGGGAATCAGAGGATGTAATTGAATCCGAAAGGCTTTTTGTCCAGTTGCTTCCTCCTGCTGTATAGGTGCAGTAGATGGAACGCTTGTAGCTATCCTCGTTACCATCTGTAGGATTGGTAGGAGAAGAATAGCTATTTGACGAATCCACAAAACCAGTTCCAGTGTCATAAAAAACACTTGATTGCATATAGGCATTGAAAATAACACAAATATAATAATCCACAGCAGAAATAGTAGGCTGCGTGCTATATGTTGCCGTAAACCAATTTGGTGAACTCCAAGAAAGCGTAGTAGCAGCAGTAACACCATTAGTAATAATGTTTTTATTGCTCTGTAAAACCAAAACCCCTTTCATTCCACCTGATCCAGAAGCAAAGTACGCACTTATACTAGTTGCAGTTCCAGCAGCACCTGTTGCTCTAACACCTACTAAACAATCGGGGCCCTCAGACGACCCATAAGAACTTCCTGCGGTTGTATATCCAAAAGTCGGGTCAACTTTTACCGGATAAACCGCTTTGTCCAAGAAGTCCTGCGGAATGGTAATCGACAATATCCCGTTTTTAATGTTCAACTGTCCCCAAATCTCATTTCCTACCGCATCAACTATCTTTGGTCTGTAAATATGTCCAACCTTGCCACACCTATATTCTTTGCCACCGACATAGTTTACCTTGTTTTCTGAAGCATAAACAGCATAAGAGCCAACAACATTTTCAGGCCTATGAGCAATTACATTCCCATCCTTATCAAAGACATCTGTCTCAGTAGCAGAGACACCATTGGGTGGCAATGGTTCTTTATTGAGTGGCGGTTGATAAAAATACTCTACGCCTTTATCAACCAATGTAAACCCAATTACATTCGTTTTTGGCTTCTCTTTTAAAACAACTTCGGTCTCATATCCACCTTCACCTTCCTCTAGTTCATAGAAATGGGCTTCTTGCTTCTCGTTGCCAAAGACGATTTTGCCACCGTCTTGTATTACGGAGTACCCATTGAGTTCATTTAGTCTTATACTTACATTCGCCTCATTGTCCCATCTCATTATCTTCACCTGCGGAAGAATCACATCCGGCTCTTTAATGTCGCCTATCTCTACTTCTATCCTGTCTCTCCAGTCGCTCTTGGTTGTATGCCAAAAAGTATTATCAGAAAAACTGTAGCTCTTAAGATAAGACTTATCCAAAGGAGGCATTTATGCTCCTTTTAACCAATAGTCAATGTCCACGTGATGGATAAAGTATCTGATGCTCCCTTGTTTATCGTTGAAAAAGAAGCCGAACACCACATATTTCCAGCACTGGCGGCGTCGAAGATGCCTGCCTCTGTGATAGCACCTGTCCCATCACCAGCTGCCCAATCCCCAACCATTGTCACTACATTGCTAGAGCGGGTTTTAGAGGTCAAGGCATTTCTATCTAGTTCAGTACCAAGGGCGTTAGAGCCAGGCGTCCCTGTCCCGATTGCCATATGGGTGGGCTTTCCCAATGTTGGCGAGGCAATTATCTGGTCGGCAATACCGTTCTTGCCTGCTGTTGTGACGGTGTTCTGAATCTTCCTCTCATCTTTTACCTTACCGTCTTTGTCAAGCAACTTAACGGAGCAAATTCCTGTAATTTTTAGATAGTCTTTTTCCATAATTCCTCCTACTTTGTCTTATACTTGCTTTTTGATGTCTCCGGTGTCATCATCCTGGTCTTCTTCTTCTGCTCAAGCCAAACCGAATAAAGCATTGCTTTTCCTTGCTCTATCAAGGCATGAGCAACATTATTTTCAACCGATTTTACTTCTTCTGTATCTAAAATTATTACTTTTACCATTTGGTACCTCCAGACTCCCTACTCGGGGAAAAGGAGAAAACCCGAATAGGGAGTACTGCAAACACCAAAACAAGTATTAGCTTATTCCGGTGTTGGTAATCTGCGAAAAGGCATCAGTCAAGGCAAGCTCTCCATCAACCCTCTCTACACACTTGATATGGACCAAGTCCCTCTCAAAGGCAGAGTAAGAGGCAACGGTTGCCTCTCGGCTTGTCTCCATTGTTAGCTGTTGCCTATCTACAATGTAGTAGTAGGACAAATCGCCAACATATATTTGGCTAGAAGGCAAGTCGTTCTGCTCTAGGATTGGGCGTCCCAAGATGGTAGAGGTAGGCGACCCTGCCAAATCCTGCATAAGGTATCGGTTCTGCGAATCCTTAAGCTGTCGGCAGGCGGTGAGAGTTCGGCTGTTCATTATCCAAACCGACCTGTTCCTGTATCCCTGAGGAAGGTTTCCAAAAGCCCTGATTAGGTGGTCTCCTGTCAAGGCACCGCCAGCATCAACGGTGTGCTGGAAGGTATAGGTTGTGATACCAGTTGGCTGGTTGCTTCCAGTACCATTGACGAAGGCTCTATCTTCCTCTTGGGCAATCGCCTGAGCAAGTAGTTTTGTCAAATAATTGACAATCCCGCCAGCACCGATGCCAACGGTCGCATCCTGCTCAAGTTCCTGAGATATAGGAATGATAGCCGCAAGAGAATACGGGGTTAACTCAATCTCGCTCCATTGAGCAGTGGTTGTGCTTTTAGCAGCAAGCTCACCTCTCCAGTAAACTTTTGGCCTGGCCTGCAAGGTAGGCAAATTCAACTTGTTGGTGTTTATCTTGAGCACTGTCGCCCTTGGACGGATGACAGTCATATCAAGGATATTCTCAACAATCATATTCGCCCATTCCTCAGGCACAAGGTAGCCTCCCAGACCAACAGTTCCTTCAGAGAGAGGCTGGATTTTCTCGTGAGAACCCGAGATTAAGGCTTTAACAAACTCCAAAATCCGGGTGTCTTTATCCATTGCCTCTACCTGCTCAGGAGTATAAATGCCCGTGTAGATTTTCCCTTTCTTAGTATCCTTAACAACCTCTGTTTTCTTATCCATCTCATTGTCAACAAGTCTCATAAACTTTTTGACCAGTTCCTGCATCTCTTTGTCTTCTTCGGCTCCTTCTGATTCCTCTTTTGCTTCTGTTTCTAATTCTTCAAGCTCTTCTTCCTCTTCTGGGGTGATGGTTCCTTGCTCTCGCTTTTTCCTTAGTTCTTTAATTCTACCCACTTTACTCCTTTACCTGTTGAAGCATTTGCTCCAACATCTTATCCATTGCTTGGAGAAGTCTGCGGTTTCTACGCAAAACTCCATCCTTCGACCCAGCTACTTCTGTCTCCTTTTTAATATCAGAAGCCTTGCCTGCAGGAGGTTCAGTTGCTTTCAGCAACTCCTCCAAGGCAGAAATTGCTTTGTTCATTTGTGATATACAATCTGAAATCAATGTTCTGTTTCTTTCTGATAGTATTCTTCCTTCTTTGGTTTCTACTTGTTTCTCCTCATAAGCCTCAGAAAATAATTCTTTTAGCTCTTCCTCTGTGTATTCCTTAAACTCGGGCGGTTCTTTATCAAACTGGCTATAGTGTTTAGCTAGGTGGTTATATACACCTTTTCTGTCTCCTGTCGGGATATTGGTTCCGCCTCTTGCTCCCAACAGAGCAGCCATTGCAGCAGCTGTTCCAGCCCAGACGGTCTTCACCGCTCCGCCAATAACATCGTGATGAGGAAGCTTGTATGCCCCAATGGTATCTGCCTTGTTTGAGTCAAACCAGGCAAAACCTTGAGAAAACTTGCCCCAATCTGGATCGGTGTCCGAATCTCCACCTGCCCATTTATATAACCTATCCGTTGCTCCTGCTCCATCCCAAGACGTACCTTCATCTGCTTTCGGGAACTCTTTGTATGGTACTATCCCTTTTATTTTCTCTTCCATTTTTTCCTCCATTCCTTCTTGATAATTAAGTTGTTTGCCTTCAGTTGCAGGCTCAAAACGACCGCCGTGGTCTTTACAATGGCTCTGAGCAGAGGCTTCTGTCCAAATGTCCTTTGGATACCTATAGGCCTGTTCAGTCATCGTATCTTCCCCTTTTAACTTTCCCATTATCACCCTATATTTCTTGCCGTCGTGTTCCCTTGTCATTGACCTGAAACTCCCTTCTTGAAAATCATCGGGATTGCGGAGACGACAAGCGTGTTCATTGGGATATGGCTTTGTTTCCATCTGAAGAAGCCCTTTGACTTTCTTTTCATCTATTCCCAAACCCTTACATCTCTGAATAATCTCTGCTGTTGGCAATGCAGGAACATTGACCGCTGATATCTCTAAAAGCTCTTGCTTAAGATAGTGCTTCCCGTCAACATCAATCGGCAAGAATCCAACGGAGAAGGTTTGCAGAATCCCTTCTTCATACATCCGCTTGATAATCCTTGCCTTTTCATAAATCTCGGCCGCCTTATCAAAATCAGGCTCAAAGACAAGTTTTTTTCTCCCATCAATCTCGGCAATCCCGATGTTTTTGGCTACACCGATGGGTGGCTCCATAACATTATGCGACCACAACAGAACAGGGTTCTTCTTATAGTTCCTCAAATCCCAACCCTCAACCTCTATGGTCTCGCCTTCCCTGTCTTCAATGCCCTCAGAGGCAACAGCCAAGAGTTTTTTATCAACTTGCTCCAAATAGGCTTTGGTATAAAGCTTATCAATCATTTTTCCCCTCAATAAAAGTTAGTTTATCAATTTAAGGTTAATGATGAAATCTCACCTGTGTCAAGAACTTTAAAAATCTATTCCTAACTTCCTTCCCTCTTCAATGGTCTGCATATGCAACAATCTTGTCATCGTAGTAATCCCCAACATCGTCTATCCTAAAAGAATTTTTTACCAGAAATCTTATATTTCCTAGCCTTCCCTGTATCACTTTTCGTTTCCTAGTTTCCATTCTTCTGGTTGTTATTTCTAATATGCAAAACTACATTAAAAATAGTGCCAATAATTGCCGAAACCGAAGTACCAAGCAGTAGCCAAAAAAACTTCATCAGCACCTCTAGTTGTGCCTGAACCGCCCCCATCTCGTGGTTCATTACGGAAACGTGTGATTGAACATCTTTTAG